GTGGAGTCTTCGGAGACTTTGGCAGTCACGGCGGTGATATAGGTAATTCTGATTGGTATGCTACAGGGGATGCAAGAAACCTCTTCGGCTGGGGTGGCGGAATTATACAGAGACGTAGAAAGAAACGTAAGAAGAGTAGAAAGAGAAAGAGTAAACGTTAAGTAATCTTGATGTGGTTGTATCCAGAAGAATTTAATCCAGAAAACTTTCAAGGGTTTGTGTATAAAATTACAAATCTTGAGACAGGTCAATACTACATAGGTAAAAAGTTTTTCTGGAAACTCATTAAACGACCACCTCTTAAAGGTAAGAAGAGGAGAAGAATTGAAAAAGTAGAATCAGACTGGAAGCTTTATTGGAGTTCTTGTAATGAGCTTGCAGAAGATTTAAAGGTTCTAGGTGAAGATAAATTTAAAAGAGAAATTTTACTTCTTTGTGAATCAAAATGGCAGTGTGCTTACCAAGAAGCTAGACTTCAATTTGAACATAAAGTGTTAGAAGATCCTACCTCCTATAACGGAATCATTAATATAAGATTAAGAAAATTTTTAAAGAAAGAAGATAATGGAGAAGATTAAAAAATTACTATTCGGAGAAAATGTTAAGTTCTTAGGTATCGGTGCTACTTTACTAATCATTTTATTTGTAATAATTAAGACGACTTTCATCAATAATAAGCAGCTTGATAATGCTGTAAAGAAAGTCGTATCATATCAAGACGTTGAGTTAACATTACAATTGTACGGTGTTAACTATAGTTCTACAGTATTCGCAGATCCAGAGTATAATCTTTTAGCAAAAGACTGGGTTGAGACAAACGCTCAAATGGACTTTTTAGAATTTCTTAGAGGTTTAGGTCTTACAGAATGGAAACAAAATGTTGGAGATTGTGATGATTTCGCGAAAGCTTTTACTGTATTTCTTAAATCTTATGTTAAAAAAAAGCACCCAGATGCAGCTTCTCCAGCGGTAGGTGAAATTTATTACGTGAGAGATGAAGGTGGTTCTCATGCAATTAATATTATTGTACTTGACGATCCCTCTGGATTGTATTCTTTAGAATTTTTCGAACCTCAATTACAAAAATTTGTAAGGCTTACAAATGAAGAGATTAAATCAATTTATTTTATTTCGATTTAAAAATAAGTTGCATTTGAAAAATACTGTGTTTACAATCACTTCGTGAACGAGATAAAGCACCCTACTATAAATCTTCCGCTATATAAGCACATCACTGCTATATCTCTCAATGAAATAATAGATATTATTATCGGTAAAACACAAAAAGATATCTTTCAGTATTATAATGTTATCGATATAGATTTAACGAAAAGTTACTGTAAAAGGTTTTTCTATCATAATTTTATTAAACAAATATGCGATATTTACATAAAACAGAAAGAAATCTTTACTTTAGTATTCTATTACAATGAAGATAAGGATCACTTTACTAGTAAAGAAATAGAAAAAGTTATAAAACTTATAAATAAACATTTACCAATATGTATTTATACAGGTAAAGTAAAGTTTAAAAATATAAAAGAATCAAGTACTTCAGGAGAAATTATAGAAGAATGTGAAAAGATAAAAGTTTTTATCGATAAAAAAACTAATAAAGATTATTCATTCCGAAATATAACTTCCATATCTAAAAAATATGAGTTAAATTTCTTATCAGAGAGGTATTTTTCAGATTTAAATATAAAATATGGTCTAATAAGATAAATAACTATATGAGTAAATTTACTGAAACTGTTACAAAGTATATTGACTTATACGAGAGTGGTAACGGTCTTTCATACGGAGGTTCAGGAGGTGCATTTACACAATCATCTGGTCTTGACGGTGGTGGAAGCGGAACTGGTTCTTCACAAAGCCCGTTGAGATTTCCTGGTGCATACGAAGTACCTAATGCAGGGCCGGTTAAGAAGTATTCTCTTCCAAGAAAAAACGACCTACCAGCATCTGTTCAAGAGCTTGTTGCTGCAGATAACGATGGTACAATTAGAACTGTTATCAACAAATTAGCTAACAAAGAACAGTTAACAGCACCTGAACAAGAAATTGTTAACCAAATAAGACAAATGGAAAGAGATAAGGATGGTTCTCCATTAAAACAGTCTCTTGACAATGACGAAGAAGAAAATGAAATGAAATCAACGAGGACAGTTATGAGTGACGACGTTGAAATGATGAATAATCCAAATCGTCCAAGATTATCGTTCTCTAAAACATAAATATTATTATGGAAATAAGTCCTTTTGATGCAAAAATTATAGAAATGCTTTCTCGTATAGACGAGACTGAATTTAAAGATATCCGTAGAAATAGAATTCAAGCAAAACCAGGTGTAAATTACTATAGAGATCTATATGTGTATAGACTCTTAAGAACTGGAATGTACAGAAAAATCCGTGCTGCAAATGACGGTTCTGTTATTCTTAAAGCTGTAAAGAGCGGGGTTCCTGAGAAAGTAAAAATAACTCGAAACGGAAAAGTAAACGGACAATATATAAAAGAATTTTTAGCGTCTTTAAGACCTTTGGAAGAGGCTGATATACCTTTACCATCTGCACCTTCTGTAGGTGATATGCCTGAAGGTCCTTCGAATCTAGTTACCGGTGAAATGCCAATGCCTGATGCTGCGACTCCACCTGAGGATGCTCCTATTGAAGGTGAAGAGGAAGAAGAAAAAGAAACACCAGAAGGTATTAGAGAATATATCGATATGATTAGAAGAGCTCTTACACTCGATCCTAATTCTCTCGAGTTATCAGATTTCCAGAAAAAAGCTTTATATACAGCAGTTAATGCTAAAAACGCAATGGATAAATTAAAAGTATATAACAAGATACTCAATGACTACGATCCAATCGAGCAACCGTCTGATGTACCTAATTACGATCCATACGCAACAAAAAATTCATAATGTTAAAAGGATTTGATCAGCTAGTTGAAGCAGTCGTTAATCATAACGATTTAGTGGGTGCTCCAAAGAAAGATTCCGCATATTTTATATTTGGAAGAATGCACCCACCTACAGCTGGTCATCAACATCTTATCAACTTAGGAAAAGAGCTTGCCGAAAAAAACGGTGGCGATTTTTATGTCTTTTTATCTCCTAGCTCAAAAGATAAAAAGAGCCCTCTAGAATATCAGAGCAGACTTGATGTTTTTAGAAATAATCCAAACTTTAAAGATATTAACATTGTCGATAATGATAAGGTTAAAACTCCACAACACGCTGCGGGCTATCTTAAAAATATTTTAGGTTATCCCGTGTTACATATTATAGCCGGTAGTGATAGGGCAGATTTCTATAGAGACACGTTTAGCAAACCGATGAGAGACGGATCCAAAGTAAATGTAGAAGTCCTCGGCGGTGAGAGAAGTTTAACTGGTAAACAAGATCCTAATGACCCTTCAACTATTAAAGGTTCTAAAATGAGAGCTGCTGCTATAAAAGGAGACTTCGAAGAATTTAAAAAAGGGGTACCAGTTGGTACCCCTGACGAAACAATAAAAAGTGTTTACGATAAAATAAGAGAAAAATTAGTTTAAATATCTCTCTCAATATCACCAACACGTGCTAGTTCATCTAGCTTATCTTCTGGCTTTCCAAGACCACCAATCGCGGTGAAAATACTTAAACCAGATTTGTTGCCTTTATAAATTCCCTGATGTACAGTAGAATTTGTTTTTAGCGTTCTTGTTAATTGCTCAAAGGCTTGATCTAGATATTCTTGTGGAATATTATCTAGAGAATCTTCGTCACCAATAACAACTGCTGCAGCAACATTACCAGTGCTAAGTTTAACACCACCAGAAAGAATATTTTTCTGCAAATTATCTCTCATTGCTTTTGAAATATCAGTACCATCAGCCCACTTTGTGACTTGAGTAGCACCAAAGACCATAATACCGCTATCAAGAACTGTCTTATAATCTTTATTATCAAAAGTAGAGTAGCTACTATTCTTAGTAATAATATTATTAAAGAGATTAAATAGCGTACAGATACTTCCGTTAGAAGTTGTCCAGAACTGATTAATACTTAAACGTGGATATAGTTTGTTAATTTTTTCGTTATCAATAATAACCAACGGAGAAACAACTCCTTTATCTACATATTGTAAAACCTCCTTAAGAGTCTTATAAGCATTTGCAGCGCATTTCTTTCCTTCTGTAATTTTAGGTAAAGCTAAGAAAACTCCAACCTTATCAGAAGTAGCTTTAATTGATTTTTGATATTCTCTAGCAATTTCAATTAGTTCTGCAGTAGTACCTGAACCAGTACCACCACCTGCACCTGCACAGACAATAACTCTATCAAAGTCTCCAGCAAAAGACCTTCTAAATAAATCAAGAATATCTTCTCTTTGTTCTCTAATTACAGCTCTTGCAACTTCTCTATCCTTACCAGCTCCGGATTCATTACCGATTTTAAGTTTATTTGAAATTGTACAAGTCGCTAAATCTTGTGCAGCTGTATTAACAGCACATACTCTCTTATATCCAAGCTTGTTAAATGTTTCCGCGATCCTCGAACCACCCTGACCTGATCCAACAAAAGCAAACTTGAAGCCTACTGGAATTTTATCCTCGATATTAACATCAACTTCTTCTTCAGAAGGCATTGGAATATCAGGCAATTCCATGTCAAACGTATCATCGCTCTGATTAACGATAATCTCATCATTTTCATTTACATGTTCTTCACTCATATTATTATTTAATTCTTAGGTTTAAAAGCTTCTAAAAAAAGATCTAAAACAGTCTTCTCTTTAACAGTATTATCAACCATGGGTACATCTACTACATCTCCAATCATATCATAATCCCCGTAGATCTTTTCATCGTCATACTCTGTAAAATCTACAACTTCTTTTTCAATTACTGGAGCTGGTACACCTGCAGCTTCTAGCTTATTTTTCTTCTCAATATCCTTTAAGATAATTGTACATAGTTGACCAGTCTCTGGATCTCTTTTAGATCTAGAGATAAAACTTTCTATCTCTGCTCTAGAGAAAACTCCCTCAAGCCTCTCGATAGGGTTCTTAAGATCTCCCCAGATATAATGAATTAGATATCTCTCAGTAACTCTCGCACAATCTCTAATAACAAAATACGCTGGCTTTTTTAAAATCTTTACACCCGTATCTGGCTTGTTAGCAGCAGTCTTTGCAGGATTTAAAAGTGCAGCTTGCTTACTTTCACTAGCTGCTAGAATTTTAAGTTCAAATTCGTACGCCATATCGTATATTTAATAGGATATTTATCTTTTACAACTAAAAACAAAAAAAAGAGAGGGAAAAATCCCTCTCTTACAACATTATTTAGAATATATTATTGAAGCGGTCTTCGAATGAACTCATAGAATTCATTTCTTGTTGCTGAATCATCCATAAAATCTCCAGACAACTTACTAGTTTTCATAACACAACCGTCATGTTTTACTCCTCTCAGACATGCACAAGTATGAGTTGCCTCAATAACAACTGCTACACCTTTATTCCTTTCACATACTTCATCAATTGCAGTATGAATCTGCATTGTCATCCCTTCTTGTATTTGGGGCCGACGAGCGAAGTATTCCACAATACGGTTTAGTTTACTCAGACCAATTACCCTACCTTCGAGTGAAGGGATATATGCTACATGCGCTTTACCTGTAAACGCAAGATGATGATGACTACATAGGCTCTTAACAGGGATGTTAGTCTGAGCAACTATACCATCGTAACCGTCGGAAAGAAACGAAGTAACTTTCGGTGGTGCGTTATAGCAACCAGAAATAAGATCATACACAAATGACTTTGCAACTCGATAAGGAGTATTGTCACTATTAGGATCTGACCGCCAGTCAAAGCCGAGAGCGTCTAGAAATTTCTCATAGGCTTTTGACGCATTATTAATAATATCTTCTTGTTGTTCTTCTGTTAGAGCTACTGAACTATTAGCAGTAGGTAACAAAAATTCTTTCACTCGTTCATCATTCATATTTTTTATTATAACTATTGCTCTATTAAATCAAGATCTAAATATTAAAAAATATGCCTATAATTTATGATAAAAAATTAATCTTTATTCATATACCTAAAACTGGTGGGTCAGCAATAACTGAGGCGATGGGAGTGAATAGACAGGATTCGAACTCTTTAAGTCAGAATAATTTTAAAGATTGTATATTTTTTGAGGATAGGTGGTGGTTACCTTTACACCTACCATCTAAAGCAATAAAAGAATTATATCCTGAAGCATATTCTACTTATCATAAATTTACCGTAATTCGAAATCCGTATTATAGATTACTTTCAGCCTATTTTGATAAAGTTAAACTTGATTGTCCATATACAATAGTCTTTGATAACCTAAATCCAGATCATTTTGCAGAATGGGTTTGGAGAATTGAACAAGGAGAAATTATAAATGAACATGTTAGATTACAAACTGATTATTTTGAATTTGGTGAAACTGAAATTATAAGATATGAATATTTAAAAAAAGCATGGAAAGACTTTGCACCATATTATAATTTTCCAGTAACACTTCCTAGAGTTAATGAAAGTAATTTAGAAAGACCAACTTCTGATTATTTCTCGGAAATTTATACAGATACTATTAAAGTGATAAATAAGATATACGAAAAAGATTTTGAACTTTTAAACTATAGACCATTTTTGTAATTATGCCAATTATAGATAAACATAAACTAATTCACCTGCATGTACCTAAGACGGGCGGCTCATCAATCATTAAATTTTTTGATATATGGGAAGACGATGGAGCGTTACATACTTTTAAATATATAAATATTGATGGAATACTATGTACGCCTCAACACTTTACAGGGTTAATGCTTAAGAAATTATACCCTAAAAAGTTTGAAGAATATAAAAAATTTATTGTTGTAAGAAACCCATATACAAGAATTATTTCAAGTTACATTGATAAAATAAAACATTACTGTCCTTATGATTTTCAAATAAAAGAACTCAAACAAGAGCATTTTCATAAATGGGTTGAATCAAATATTGAAAAGAATAATTTTGATCACATCCTACCTCAAGTGAGATATATAGGACCTTTTATTGTTAACTATTTAATAAAGTTTGAAAATCTTGAAAATGATTTTTATAATATGTGTTCATATTTCAATATACCAACTGATAAAAAACTTCCTAATATAAACAAAGCTGAGCAGCCAGTATCCACAGAAGAGCTTTCTGAACAGATACTACCTAAGACATTGTTGTTAATTAATCAATATTATGAAAAGGATTTTGAATTCTTTGGATATGAAAAAAGAGGTTGATTAATCTTTTTTAGTCGTTATAATGGGAGTATGAATTATTCTACTAAAGTAATTGAGTTAGGTAGTGCAGCCTTCAGGCAGCCTAAAGCGAAGTCTCACTGCCGTTTTATCCATGGATATAGGCTTACCGCAAAAATTACATTTAGAGCTTCCGAGCTTGATGAAAATAATTGG